TGTTTTTCAAGTTCAGCTTGTTCAGCATTACGTTTAAATTCAACAAGTTCTTTGTAATCATCAGGAACTTCCATTAGCTCCTTTTTTTGCATCTTTCCAATTAATTCATAATTTTTCTTTTTTAAACTTTCAATTTCTTGCTTTAATTGTGCATTTTCTTGGTTCTCCATAGGAGCGTCAGAAGCCATAGACTCCTGATTCTTTTCTTCAGACATAAAAAACCACAAGGTTGTTAAGGTAGTTTAACAATAACCCTTCTTCTTGCCTTTGCCCTTCTTTTTCTTTCTCGCCATAATAGACTTATATTAATTTGATTTAATTATGGCTAAGAAATCCTATGAAGGATCTGGTCGTTTTACAGATGTAAATATTGGATATTCTGTTGATACTGAAAACAGAAGAACAACAGAACAAATTTTAAAAGATATGAAAAAAGATGGGGCAGAAGTAATTCGTGTATCTAAAAAACCACCTGAAGCTTTTTAATAAGCTTCTAAAACAATTTCAGTAAACGTAAAGTCAACTTCATCTTCACCAATATCAATAGAATCTGTCCAACTTTTTGTCTTTACAGATTTAACTTTATAACGGACACCTCTTGGTTGAAGAATTTCTCTTTCATCTAATTCATTCCAAGGCTGAATAGATGTTCCATATTTATTAACCTGCTTAAGAAGAACTTGATTTGTTTTCAGTTCACCTTCTAAGAAATCACCAGCAACTCGTCTTGAAGCAGACCAACTTTCCATTGCTAAACTGGCATCCCCATTTTTATATGAATCAATTATTGACTGAACAACTTCAAAATCATCGAAAGCCATACCTCTAAAAATAGTGCCATCAGGTTCAACTTGATTCGGTAGTAAGTCTTCTGGTAATCCTTTCCATTTAGGATTCTTAGCAATAAAGTTTTCCATTTTATCTGCATTTCTAGCCCATTCGCTTTGTATTGATGATGCTTTTGCTTCTGTTCTACCGTATCCAGTTCGAGCTTTAAATCTTTTTAAAGTCTTAACTTGACCAGGATTTAATTGGGCTCCTACAGCTTTAGCCTGTTGTATTTGAACACCACGAACATCCATATAACCAGCACTAGACCATTCCTTTAATAACTTTCCTGTTTGCGTATATTCAGAAGGTGTTAAACCAACTTCTGTAGCTTTAGGCTTGAAAAATAAATCTCTTGTTGTTGTTTTTCCTTTCCCTGACTGCTTCCTAATTGAACTCTTATATGATTCAATCGCAAGATCTTTATTTAACAAACTAGGATCATCCCATCGCCTTGAATCAATATCTTTTTTAGGTTGTAATGCTTTCTTTGCTGCTTTATCAAGTTTTGTTTGTAACTTAGCAATCTTTTCATCTTCAAGTCTTCTTGCTAGTTCTTTCGGTGTAATAGTTTTGAATTTTCCTTTTGGTATTATTTCTGCATATAAAGCTTTAGAAGCCTTCCAATAATCTTTTTTATCCTCACTATCAAGTTTTAAACCTTTTAAGAAATTAATTTCAGATTGATCTCCTGCTGAAAGTTTTTTGAAAGTTGCAACTTCAGTGATAGGAGTTTTCGTTATTTTCGATTGAATTTGTTTATCAACTAATTTCTTTTGAGCATCTGTAAGCTTTACATATTTTGGTTTTGTTTTTAATAGAGAATTAACGACATTTAATTCAGATACAGATTGATTGTATTGTTTTGAGCCTTTACTACTTGTATCAATAGATTGTTCTAAAAATGTTTTAAGGTTTGTTAATTCATTTTGGCTGAAGTTTTTTATTTCGTTTTTATAGGCTTCATTAACTACAGGTGCTTTTGATTTAGCTTTTGTTTTTAGTTTTATATCTTCTGGATTTCCATATCTCTTTTGCAATTGAGCTAAAGAAACTTCTGTATTGTCTTCTCTAATTAATTTCTTCAAAGCTTGATCAGGACCATATTTATTAGACAAACGATTAAAGTATTTTGCCTTCTGTTCTCCTAATGCCGCAATTTGTTCTTTGCCAGGTTTAAATTTTGATCCTTTTGCACGTTCACCATATAACCATTTCCCATAAGTTGTATTTGCAGGAACAGGACCATCAGCACTCGCTCTTTTGCCTATAGGAGGTGGAGTGAATCCCCATTTTTTATAGTTAACAACAGCAACAGTTGTAGACCGACAACCAAAATGCTGAGGAGGCACTGGACCTTCATTATATTTAAAAACTTGACCATCTAAATCTCTACAAACAGGAGAAGTTCGAGAATCAAGCGTAGCAACATAACGATATTCTTCTGTAACATCAGGATTAGCTTTATAAACAGCTTGGCTTGCTGTATTTGTAACTTGATTAACAGTTGTTCTAACAATTGTTCTAACTTGACTATTTGCTCTTTTTGTTGCGACTCCTCCTTGTGCAAGCAACTGACTCAAACTACCTTTTTGATCTTTTTTTAAGTTTCCTACTAACTCTTTAACAATTTCAGGCATTGTATTTCCAGATAAAAGACCAGTTCTAACGACTTGATTTAATTGTTTTGCTTCTGCTGCTGCTAACTCACGAAATGACTTCTTAACAGTATTTCCATTAGGTAAAGTTATTGTTTGTCCTTCTTTTGCTGTTAATTTAAAAGTTCCTTTTGGTGCTTTTGCTCCTGCTAAATCACTTCTTAAAACAGAAAGGTTTAAAGCTGTTGGATCTGTATTAACAACAGACTTAGCAAATGACGGACTAACAGCAACAGACCTTACAGAATATCCAATTTCATCTACAATTTTTTCTGTCATCCCTTTAGGGATTGAATTTTTTATTTGTTTTTCAATAAAACCTGCTTGAACATTAGCAACACCTTCTAACTCACTAATTAATTCTTGAATACTTCCATCAGCCCATGTATTTAAACTTTCTTTTGTTTGTTTAATTAATGCTCTTAATCTTGCTGTTTTATAAGCAGGGCGTTCATTTAATGGTTGTCTTTCTATTTTTTCTAATTGTTCAACAGCCTTAAGAATTACATTATTGTATGAAGTAACAAGCTTTTTAGAAACGCCATTACTAAAACGATTTAGATCTATTGCATTGCGGTAAAACGCAGCAGGTATTCCATCCCCAACAGGAACAGTAGTTGACATTTATTCAGCCTCGTCGTTTTCATCTTCTGGTTCTTCTTCTATTTCTCCTTCTTCAATTTGAGGTTGTTCCATTTCAATTAATGATGCCTGTTGCGTTGCCTCTAATTCTTCCTCAACATCAAATTCATCACCAAGTACTTCTCCTTCCTCTAATTGCTTGAGCAATGTTTCTTGCGAAATAGTTCCAGCCGTATAAAGTTGTAGCAAACTTCCTATCTCTTGCGGATCAAGACGAGCCGCCAAGAAATCTCTATTTACAAAACTACTTCCAGCTTCATTACTACCTAAATATTGAGCATGATATGTAAGTGAATTATCAATCATATCTTGAATCTGCTGTGCCACTACTTTCATTGTTGAATCTCCTTGTGATCGGTCTATCTTTTTTGCTTCTGCTGTCTCTGCGGATAGCTTTTGCCCTAGAACTGCTGCCAATCCGAGTTCATTAATTTGATTAGCTAATTGCTCTAATCTTTGGAATTGTGCGTTGTAACTTGTACCTTTACTCTCAATATATTCTGCCCGACCTTCAGCAGGAAAGGCAATTGCTTCTCCTGGTCCTGCACTAACTTCTTCTGATGATTGAGGGAAACCATAAAAAGCCAACATAGGAACGGCTGAAATATGAAGTTGATTATCTAAATCAGACTGGACTTGATAAGCCTTTAAATTTAATTCTGCTATATCCTCCATTGGTGGACGTGACTCCATCAAATTAATCCTGTTGGAATAAGCAACAGAAAAAGGAATCTCAGGCAAACTCATTACACCTTCATCAAATAATTTATAGTCACCAGTTTCAGAATCTTTTCTATGAATTTCAAATTTGCCAGGAGTTAAAACACGAACTTGCTCTACTTCTTTTTCACCATATAAACCATCAGGCTCAAATACATGCTCAAGCAATCTAAGTTGTATAAATTTTTGCTGACCATCTTCTAACTCTGTTCTCCATCCTAAAATTTCCCTTGGCGAATAAGTCACCCAATATGGTCTTCCATTTGCATCAGCAGGAGCATCAACTAAAACTCCACAATGTCCATATCTAATTACTTTCCTAGCAGTCTCATAAGTCCAAACATTGAGATCATTTCCCTGTAGGTCTACATCAAATAATTGCTCTCGAATCACATCAGCAACATCAGTTAAACGAACAGGCTTTCTTGTTAACATTCCTGCCAACATTCTTTCAAGACGTTGGTAAAAAGGAGGACAAACAGAACGAGC